TGAGACACCTCTTCTATAAGGACAGGGAGTCTAAACCGGTATTTAAGGCTGTTCCTAGAACTGTATGACGGACATACGAATAAAAAATGAGGGATGGTTGAAGTGTATGGGTCTACGGAGAAATTGGTAAAGTCCCATTCTTCAATTTTTTGGCTGCCGAGAAGATAATGTCAGCGAGAACGACGACTGGTCCGGCATATTCGGCTGGTACTAGGACAGCAAGGGCATTGACCGCAACTTCGTACTTCACTATTGTCGTGCCTAATACCTTCGGGTCGAATTCGGTTCCGGTCTTTTCCTTCCATTTCTTCTGTATGTAGCCAGTGCCTGATCTAACCAGACCGAATAAGGCGCCCCGAGCGATGGGGTTAGCAACTATGGCCTGATAGAAGGCGTACAATGTTTCTGCTATTGGATCCATTTTATCCCTGATACCTTAATGGGTGAACAAATATTTAAACCTTGCCAACCACTTACCTGATTCCTGCATAGTCCCGCTCTAATTCCCTAACCTTCTTGGCAAGGCCATGGAGATAGTCAGCCATCCTAAGCGGGGTATTCTCTAGGATGAAGGTGAATTGGGGTTTATTCTCTTTAGAATCTATTCTCACGTCGATGGAGTCTATTCGGTAAGCATCGCTTAAACCCATTTTCCCGGTCACTAAAGTAGTCTTGTTTCCGGGTGTAAAGGCGTAGTCGCCCCAGTCTAGACTTTCGGTTTCGACTTCTAGAGTTATCCTTTTATCCTTCATGAACGCTAGGAGGGACTGGGCTTTAGCCTCACACTCCTCATTACTTAGAAGCATGTCGTTTATGACCACGTGTTCTTTTATCCCGTATTTGTCTTGACTGTCTGCAACATCCTCGGCGAAGCCGTCAACCGCTGCATTGTCCGTTCCTCCTCCCCACCTCTCATAGGCCAGGTGAAACTCGTCAACGCACATGTACCAAGAGGTAATGGCAGATGAAGACGTTTTAACGTCGGTCTTCTTGATCGACTCCCACTTGAAACCGGCGCCTACAGTCCAGTCGCCCCTACTTTTATAGTCCGTCGCTAGGTTCACTTCGGACCATGATCCTTTAGTAATAGAAACGTCTTGGTAGGCGTCGACGTCATTCGAATCGGTTAATGTGACCCTTATAGTTCCAAGAACATTGACCACGTCTTCTATGAGGACGAAAAACCTGACGTTCTGAAGCCTACTTAGACTTAGGTATTCCCCTAAGAATTCAAAGAAGTTGATGTAGAGGCTCCCATAGGTTGTCGACGGTATAATCAGGTCTATGCTAGCGTCTCCGGCGTATTTCGTGGCCTGAGAGACTCCCATGCTGACGCCGGTCCCGGTACAGCCCCAGAAAGCAGTCTCAATAGCATCCCAGTATGCCTTATAGTCTTTCCCATAGACCTTATACTCGGTCGCAGCAATCTTTTTGATATAGTACCTGACCGTCAAGGCTTCTCCAATGCCAGTCCAAACGCTAGGTGAAACATCGTGGGTCTTTTCTTCATAGGCGTCAAAGTCTATTACTTGGTCTTCGACTATCGTTACCGGAGCGGCAGAACCGATTTGGTAAGTGATCTTATAATAACCGCCATCCGTTATTAAGTCAACCATGACAGATATCTTCACCTGTTTGAGACCCAACATACGGCCGGCCTGTGAGTAGGTATTAGTTGAGACCAGAACATAGTCCGTTGACAAGGTGGAATCTTCTACGGCATCAGTCATCACTACATTCTCTAGACCCTCACACCAGTCATCTATGATTGAAGGTTTAGTCGCCTCAGCCTTCCCATAGACCGTGATCTTATTCTTCACCGCCTCAATGCTTTCCATGTACCTTTCAATCTGGCATTCTCCCGTCAAGTTATAGGGTTCTGCTATGCTGCCCTTGGGAACGAAAGCGAAACAACCGTCATACTCTACTCTGGAATCGTAACCTATCACTCCGCCAGAAGTAGATGCAGTGTCCGCTATGAATTTGATAATGTCAAAAATAGTCTCGTGGCTGAACAGCATTTCCGTATAACTCGTGTTGGTGTCCTTAATCAGATCCAGATCCACGTACCCAATGTTTTCATAGGTATTGACTAAATTACTGGTCATGGTTAAGACGTTGGTCGCAATGCTTGCAACCTTATTATACTCCCAAGTCGTTCCATCTCTAATCTTGACTAGGTCGCCGGCCGTGAATTTGGTTCCATCCGTTACGCTGACATCCTTCTGAGCAGAGGCGGCCTGAGCGGTTATAGCGCTGTTTACTCTGGTATGAGACAGAGAGGTATAGTTGTCGATTAGAAAGGCGATTAGGCTTTCAGCTTCTCCCGCCGTTCTCTTGAAGGCCTTATACCCCGTTCCTACTTGGTCTATCAGGTCACCATTAAACTTTCTAGCGAAGAGTTGAAGGCCTTTGCATCTTCCCCTGAGTATGACGACGTTACGGTAATTGAATTCTTCAGCTTCATCTAGAACGTCTATAACCTCGACATTGCCGGTTAGAAGCGGGTTTGTACTTCCAGTGATTGAACCCCTTTTTAGTTTAACGACGAATGCGTCGCCTAGAGTGAATTCTTTGCTTCCTCCGGGGTAATAGTCGCCAATGTTATAATCCGGATTGCCATTATCCATAACCATTTCAAAAGAGGATACTTCAGTTGTGCAACCCAAGTGCAAGGTTAAGGAGAGTATTTCTGCTGTCGCTATTGTATCTCCGCCGACGGTTACCGAGATAGTAGGGACTGTCAGACTCATTAGGCCACTTTCCTGCACCTTAGAGTAGAACCTATCTTTATCGTGATTGTACCTGTTGTTTCAGCGGCGAATCTGATCTGGAAGTTGCCGGCATTAGCTCCGGTCTTAACGATACAATGCAATGCCGCTACGTTTCCAACCGTAAATGCCGAAGCTGAAGTAGTTACCGTTACATCATTAGCGTTGAATGAAGAACTATCTGGTGTCCCATTAGTCGCATCCGTTATGAAGTGACCAGCCAATAATGTTGGACTTGTTGGACCAGTCGCACTCAACTTGATTCCAACGGTTGCCACACTTGCACTCCAAACAATGAACCCCTCGATAATGTAAGTTGAATTAGCCAACAATGCACAGACTAAGCCAGTTGCATCCGCCAAAGTGGTTGTGGTATTAGGAGTATCAGCAGTAGCAACCACCACGGTTTCAAGTTCACTTCCTCCTCCTGAGGGTAGACTTCCAACCGTTATCTTCTTCTTAGCGAAAGCGGCGGCAGAATCTTCAATTAAGAGAATATCAGCCGCTACTGGAGTGGACTTTAGAGTGAACGAATTAAGGTCTCCGTCTGCCCTCTTGAGTTGAGCGTCATCCGTCACATTGGTTAATGCAACCTGAGCCTTAGTGGTTGCGTGAGGATTTGCCGTAGAAGCTAAATGAGTATCAATTGTTGGATGAGTATTCGTTCCTTTATCCGTCAAGTTCGTATGGGATTTCTCAGTTAAGGAAGCGAGAGCATCGTGAGGGACTACAGTTCCAAGCGTGTGCCTCGCCGTGACATCATGTTCTGTAATAGTAAACTTGGTGTGGTGGTCATTCTCTCCAATATCCGTTAGTTCATTATGGGCTTTAGTTGAATGGCTTGCAAGAGTATGGCTTTGGGCGTGTTTCTTAGATATGGCGTCTTGAGCAGCAACTGATAAGTTAGAATCAACCGCTATATCCCCGACTTTAGAAACGACGCCTGCTCCTACACCATGAATCCCGGTGCTTAGATCCTTATGGGCATCCACTTTCGCCTGTGAACCGGAAGGTGTTTCTTTAGAGGCCAGATCAGTAACTAAATTGGTAACGTCAGATTCTGGATGAGAATGAGTCTTAGGAGTATGATCCTGAACTTGGGCCTTAGTCACACCCTTCAGGGTCGAATCGACAGAAGGATCAACTTCTCCCGTCAGAAAGTCCGGCTCATGGTACTCATTACCATGAACTTCCATTCCTCCCGTTCCTCCAGTCTGATACTCTATCTTCCCAGAAGCGACATTATAACCAAGCTTCTTGCCGTCCCCGATTCCAGAGTCATCTACTTCCTTCCCCTTAATCTTGACGGCATCGTGAACCAGATCAGTAATTTCAGATTCGACATGTTCATGTGCCTTAGGACTGTGATCCTGAATTTGGGATTTAGTTACTCCCTTCAATGTGGCATCAATAGTTGGATCTGTTTCATTAGTTGGAACCTCAGAACCTTCAATGAAAGTTTTACTATGAGCTTCATTGGCGTGAGATTTTGGGGCATGGTCCCGAATCTGATTTACCGTTGAACCTTCCACGCTTCCAGCATCGATGTCGAGTAGATCATGTAGGGTCTTACCGTGGTCTGTCAGATCTGCACAAGGGTGATAATGACTTACCGGAGCATAGGATTCGGTATGCTTGGCAGAACTATGAGAAGGAATTCTATCCAGATTGAGGGTGCCTGAACTTATGTCCCCGGCGACGTGATAGTGACCTTCCCCCTTGCCTTGGGTATAAGTCACTTTCCTCCCAAGAAATTTCTCGTAGACCGTTACCCCTTCGGGAATGTTAACCCCATTGTCCAGAGAGAATTTGAAATCTATCCCCTCAACGGTGACGGTGCCGGGAGTATCAACGTGATCGATCGCCGCTTGAATTACGTCATCCCAATTTAGACTGTTTACTCCTCCCTCGTTCGTGGACCCACCGTATATAAGTTGTCCACTCGCATTATCGTAAGCGCCCAAGACACCCCGACGTTTCTTGACAGTAAAATTCTTGACTGTCAATCTTTCTTTCTCCTACATTCATCTTGTTCAATTTTCTTAATGAGGTTACAATTTGCACAGAGGCACTGATAGTCTTTTGAACCCTCCTGAATTCTCTTCAAGATGAATTTATACGTCTTGACACCAGCACTTTTTCTATGAGTTAGCAGTTTTCTCTCTTCTGATCCATTGCCACGAACATGATCAATTGTCAATGCCTTCCAATTCTTATCATAACCGCACCAGACACATTTTCCACCTAGAAGAATCAAAATTTTCTTTCGAAGGGCATGATAATATCCTCTTTGTTTTAACCTGTAATAGGTCGGATTATTTTTATACGCCAGACGTTTTTCTGATTTTTGAGTCTCAGTCAATAATTTCTTCAAATTCGCCTCTCCGTACTAATCTCTGATTAGCCGCTCTTCTCTGTTCCATCTTAGTCCCCTTCTCCAATTCGGCGTTATAGGATCCTTGAGCGTCTGCCGCCTTCTGAGTCTGCATCGCTAGAACCGCTATGGCCGCCGCGGCAGCAATTGCTACTCCTATGCCGAGGGTCATTAAGGCCACTTCCCAAGTCAAGGCGGCATTATGAGCCCAAGTAACCGCCGTTGCGATCGTCTTGGCCACGTAGTAACCAGTAGTAAAGATCCTTATAACAGTACCCATTAATCCTATGGTCCTAGCCTGCTCTTCATTTAGAAGACCAGTCACCCGGCCTAGAGTCGCGAAGGACATAGCTAGACTTCCAATCTTGCCCATCGCCCTGACCGACATCGTCTGGAGTTTATTGACCTTGTTGCTTACCCTGTCGAACGTGTCCCCTGTCCTGTCCCTAGCGGCAATTGCCATCCATAGGGTAGGACCGCCTCCTCCTCCGCCTCCTTCTAACATCCCCATTAGGTACCATACTCCGTGTTGAATTTCTTGATTATCTTATCCAATGCCCCTAGTAACCTGTCCTCCATCTGACGGACACAAATCTCGATCCACTCCTCCCACCATGTAGGACTCCAAGTGCCGTGAGGATTAGCGACCCAAAAACCGTAGGCGGCGAAAGAACCGAATTCTATACCGATGGGGTCAAAGGTTGGTGCCACAAATAGACTTCTTCTAAAGTGCCCTGTCCTGTCCGTCCAACCAGCCATCTGTTTCAATTCCCTTTCCTTCTCCGATGCTATCCTCTCCATAGAGGTATAGAGTTCATCATGTACATAGTCGGGGAAGCCGTCTAGGATCCTTAGGACTTCCTGAACATTCTCTACCCTAAGGTCGAAGTCTACATCGCATTCTTCACTCATGTGTTTGTCTTCCTCTTCGCCTTGTTTATTTCGGTCTGGATCTGCTCATCTATTTCCCTCTGGATCGTTTCCAACCTCTTTATTAGAGGTACCGGTAAACCCTTAATCTTCACCTTGAGCTTCTGACCGGTTAAGAAGCTCCTTATCAGATCCCTTAGATTAGGTACTTCCATCTCCCTGTCTAAGAGGTCCGCTAGTCGGATATTGAGGCCTGTGTCCCCGCCTTTGATGAGTCTATAAAGGGCTAGGTCTGGCTGACCTACTCCAAACCCCATCGCCGCTTTAATTTTTTTAGTGTTTCTCTGTCCTCTTCACCGAAGCCGTTGACATGGTCTGCTACAGACATAAGGAATTCTCCTAGGACCATCGGTATGCCGTCCTTCTGCATCAGGACGTCTAGAGTTATGCTCTTAGGTTTCTCGACTAAGGTAGCATCAAGCATTCTGGCTTGGAGCGTCTTAAGGTCTACCGAACTCTTCTTGGTCGCCGGGTTGATCGAGGTACAGTCGCTCGTTATCTCGTTGCTTGTTCCCCAGCTCATAGTCTCAAAGACGTATTTGCCCTCCCAATCAGAACCAAAATCCTCTTTCTTAAGAGTTATTTCTTTTCTCATGTCACCACCTAACCCACTGAGATTCCAGTCGCCGTGAAAGGTAGACTTATCTCACATGGTATTTCGTTCAGTCTAGTCGTCAAGTTGCCCGTGTCTATCTTAGCGCCGGTAAAGTCGAAGTAGGGCGTATTGCCGCTCTTCTCGAGGTCTATTCTAATGTCCAAGGGCGTGGCGTTAAGCAGATAGTCTATCTGCGTCTTGTCCTCGACGTAGACGGTCAATTCTCCTCCCAATTCTCTCCTAGACTTGAGGATGTACTTGAGAAGGGTTGCATAGTCCGTCCTAACAACAGGGATCCTAGTCAGGTTGTTCTTTATGTAGAAACTTGCCCTCTTAAGATTGGCGATCGGACTGTCCCCTGCTCCCGCCGCATTAACGAATACTTCAGCATCGAAACCGGTCAGTGGCAAAGCATAACTGTTGGCTAGGTCAAGGGGGTTAGATGCTCTACTCGCCGCCCCAATCACTGCGTTAGCGCTCACTATGTCTTGGCCAACGAACTTAGAAGAGGCCTTTATGAAACTGTCGACTGTAAACTCTACCTCTAGAGAGTCCATCTGCATGCCCTTGTACCAGAGACTAAAGTGACTAGCGCCAAATGTCGCCTCGTAGCCTAAGGCCAATCCGGTAGGAAAGCTCTTTGCATAGGCGAAGAAAGTGGCCGGGTCAAAGGCCGTTGCCACGCTCCTCTTCTTCTGGACTATCCACTTGAGGGTTATTTCCGGGTCCTTCATCCCGACGGCTAAGGCGTTCACGTCTATACCGCCAATGCCCCGACATTCAAGCATGGAGTTGCCGTAGGAATTCATCACGTCGTCTATTATCCCTATCCAAGAGAATACAGGCGTGCCTGCACTTCCTCCATCGCCAAATGTGTCCTCTGTGTCATAATAGACACTTACGTCTTGAGGGGTGATAACGTCGGTCGTATTTTATTTCCTCCTTCAATTTTCAGGTGTTTAGCCCTTTTATCAAGGGTTTCAACTTTGAATTTAGACCTTCTAACCTTGGACCATAAATGAACGCATTCACATTCTTTCGGGGAATTATCCTTATTCTTACTCCAGTCGTACAGGTCCTTTAGTACTGAAGTTCTCCATATACTCGTCCCGAATGCCAAATGGCCTTGAAGGTCCTCGTAGTCTATAGCTACTACCCCTACGAACCTTCTCAACTGTAGAATCGTGAGAGCCTCCTCGATATAGCCTTCCGGGAGTATAGTGTCCGAATCCAGACAGAGGGTATATTCCGTTTCAACTAGATCTAGACCCTCCCTTCTGGCTTCCCAAAAGGTGGACTCCTTAGAGATCCATTTGGTCGAGAAAGGTTTCAACTCTTCTCCTCCTTTCCTATTGACTACTATGACCCGATTCTCGGTTAGGATCTTCTCATTGCCCTTTATGAATTCCTTTATGACTTTAGGATCCTCATAGACGGGAATAACGATCGTTAAGTTATTCATCCAGACCCCTCTAAGGTAACGTCATCAATATAGGCGTCAGCACCGACGTTCGCAAATTTTATGGCGGTCAAGGCCTTGCCAGCGATCAGGTCACTCGTCAAGTCAAATTCTGTCCAGTCACAGAAATTCCCTTCACATTCGATTTCCTGATCAGGATTATCCTCGTATGAAAGCGTGACGAGTACAGTTCCCATCGCATAGAACCTCAACAATTCTACACATGCAACTCTAATCGAAGAAGAAAGAGTTTGTTTAATCCAACTAGTTGCATGGGAACAGCCATCGTATCCTAACACAAGTATCCAGCTGCCACCATGAGGATTATAGTCGCTGAAATAGGTGTTGTAACCGCCACTGTCCCAACCCTCCAAAGTATTTTCTAAACCTCCACCTGTTATCTGTTCACCGGCGGGACAGTATTCGATTGGAGGGTCGTAATAGGTCCACGATTCAGTCGTTATAGTGCACTTGAAAATGATGGGTTTGAGACTTCTATCCTCTTCGTCTCTGTAGGTCTTGCCTAACCAGCGATGAACTGAACCGCCCGGAGCATTCGTCTTATTCTTGATGAACTTCCTAATAGCATTCTCGGCCTTTTCCCGGACTAGAACAGCAGTTATGGTCTGCAGATTTGAACCTGCTCCCGACCACTTGTCTATTATGTTAACCTCGATTATTACCGGAACCTTCCACTGCTTGGTTGATAGACCTATCCAATCGTCTTCAACTTCCCCTTTCCTGACGGTAATGATGACGTCATAATCCTGACTTCCTCCGAACAGGTTCTTAAGTTCTTCCCGACTTAAAGCATAAGAGACGAGTATATCCCCATTCGATATGGTTAGTGCTGTTCCGGCATCGTTGGTTATCTCATAGCCCGTTGTCCCAATGCCGGTGCTAGACGACTTCAGTAAACTCACGATAGTTTGAACGGGGTCAGTTATGTCTACCATATCAAGCACCTAGAAATTCCAAACGTTCCTCACATGTAATCTTATAATATTGCAATATTCCTTTCCAGAATTGTCCTTCAACGAGCAAGACGTCATAATATTTACTGTTCCACTTTGCGACGTCTAAGGGGTTCATAACGGTTTCAGTCAGAAGAACAATATGGTCTAGAAAATGCAGACCAGCATCCTTATGGTCAGATAATTTTGATTGACTTCTGACACAGGCCTTTATATTTACAGAAGCCGCCCACTTAGAAACCTTGAGGTTAGTCGTTGTATTCCGACTAGTCTCGAAGGAATGAACGTAATGAGACACGGTCTCACCCTCCTTACTCAGAAGGTCTTGAAATTTTCCCATTTATTCACCAACATCAACATTTTATTGGGATGCCCTTCCGGGCAATAAACCTAGAAGAATGCTAAACCTAATTTCTTGCTAGGGAAATAGTGTTCTTCTAATTCCTCCACTCTTTTGATTATTCCTTTCGCCCTCGTCTCGATGTCTACTAGACCGATCCTCAGGTCCATTAGACTATAGTCCCCGCTTCCTACCGGGGTGTTGGCCTCCTTTAAGGCCTCAAGGACTTTCAGCGCGACTTTAAGGGAGCACCATTCGCCTATTATCGTCGTGTTCAGGTTCCATCCGTAGACATAGGTCATCTTTAACCTACCGAAGCCGACGTACGGTTCATTCTGGTAGAAGAAGATTGCTACTCCCAGATACTGCCCCGTCTTAGTCGGCTTCTTCATGATTATGAAGCTGGCCGTTGATCCCGGACCCTCAGTTAGAAGCTCCCATGCAGCCGTCTCGGTTAGACTGGTAGTCCTTCGATATATAGACGTCACGCTCACTACCGGTTTGAAGGGAGGTATTAATACCCCGGCATTGGCTTCTTCGAATTCTGCCCCGGCAATTGCCTCTAACCAAGCGATTGTGCCTTTGGGAGGATAGTTCAGTTTTGGATCCACGTCTATAATCTGGTCAGTCACGGTATAAGAAGCTAAGAACCTAGCATCCGCGTCCGCCTCAACCTCTTCTATCCAAGTAAGAACCTGAGTCTCAGTCGGGGTAGTTCCAGCCCCTGCCGTAAACTGGGTTATTCCTGCTACCTTAGCTTGAGAGGCGTACTTCGGCGTGTAGGTCATGATCTATCCCTAGGCGTAGACGAGTATGACTACCCAAAATCCTTGAACGTGCTCGATGCTTAATTCGTAAACGGTATTGCACGTCAGGGCGTCTAAGTCCGTCTTCAACGCGGTTTGAAAGGCGGCATCAGTAATGTTGTCGGCGTAGGATTTCTTGAATACGGTAAAAGTTATGTCTGTCATCGTCTCACCCTAATGCTAACTTAACCATGACACCCAAAATAAGGATTGCTAAGCCGAGGACGGCAGCACATTCCATTTTGAGGGTCTTGATGTCGTGTCCAAAGTCTATCAGCACGTGAGTGGCTTCCATTCTCCAAGCATTGGGCTTGTTGACGAGTTTGATGAGCCCTTCAGCACAGTCCTTCTTTTCTTCTTTGGACATCTTAACCGCCCCATCCGAAGACTACCAGTCGAATCACGTCACCAGCGCTTCCTTCCGCCCCGAGAGTTATTGCCTCGGAATCGTCGGTCCAGATTGTGCTCATGAAGACTGCTCTACTCAGGTTAGTCGCCCCTGCCCAGCAAATATGATTTACGGCCGCATTCACTACTCCTCCGTCCCCACTTGAGTCCGTGATCTTGTATATGATGACCTTAAGCAAGCCGGCTAAGGATCCTTTATACTCTTGCACGATTGTAAGAGCCATTCATTCTTTCCTTCTTTTCTTTTTTTATTTTGAACCAGTTTATTTTTACTCTTCTGGCTAGAGTAGAAACTTAAGAAAAGGTTTACTAACCTATGATTTCTTTCTCTTCTCTTGGACGTCTACGTGACCCGCTTCTTGCACCCGGCGACACATTTCGACTTCGTTTCCGCTATACCCCTTGAAGGCGTCGAAGGATTGTTTTAAGGTGCTATACTCGCTTTCTTCGAGTAGAATGTCATCCTGAGCTGATTTTACCTTCTCAGCCAGCCTAGCATTCCTAAGCACCTCAACCATCGACAGTCTCTGTTCGGTCATTGGTCCCGAGGACAGTAGAATAGACTCGATAGACGTCTTAATGTCATAGTCGAATTCCTTAATCCCCTCTGGTGTAGTGATTGACACCTTATAGGGCTTCAGGTTTATCTTCCTCAATTTTTGACACCTATATCTATCTAGTCTTCCCAGTTATTTAACTTGCCTAATCGTGGGTCGGATAAACTGGTATGTATCCCGTCACTGAACCGATAAGTACCCTGATCCACCCGGCTTGAGTGCCAGTTACCGCTTCTGTCGATTTGGCTGGCGCCTCGTCATCAGTGAACTTCACGAAATTAGTGAAACCCGAGCTAGAATTGACGATGTTGATAGCGTTGTCCCATGCCCCGACAAAGTTCCAAATGCATAGAGCAGAACCTTCAGTCGGCGCCTGAGCGCCCGAGGCTAGATCGCATACTATCTGGACTACTCTGTGGACTGAACCGGCCCCAATTGCCGCTGTGCATTCGTTATGGATAGCAAAGTTTGCTCCTATCGCTGTTCTGGCTGGTCCATCGTTGGCGAGGTAAGCCCAAGCTTCAACTCCAATAAGGCTGGCTTCGGCAGTCATCACATTGGTGGCGTGGTTGTGCTTAGCTATGAACTGAGCGGCGTATATGACACCATTACTCAATGCGGCAGTATTTGTAACCACGCATTTGATTCCGACTACACCGTGACCAGCCGTGACCTGTGCCCCGGTATTAGTCAAGACCACGTATATTCCGTGCCCGCCACCTAGACCGGAGTGCGTCAAGCTGATCTTTAAGGCGGATGATCCTCTTCCACCGGAATAAACCAGACTATCCCCGATCAAGTAAGAGCTGTTGGTCGTCAGTTTTATTTCACTAGCAACTGACTCTCTTGTCTCAACTGCGGCCAATGCGGTCGTAACCAAAGTAACCGATAGTTTACCGTCCATGTCGAAGTGCTTTGATCGTCTTCCCGTGATTAGGAAAGGACAAGCAGCTTTTCCAAGACTTAAGTCGTTCGTTCCCATTTTCTTTCTTCCTTTTTTATTATTTGGTATAGTTTAAGGTCCTATACCGGACCTTTCCCCGTCAAGTAAAGGGGAGAAGTTGAGGTTAATCCTTCCGGACTAACCGTCTACTTCAGGTCTACTAGCTTGCCGCTCGAATTGAACCGGTATGCCCTAAGCTCGGCCCTTGTCTTGTACAGACCCTGAGTCTTGAAGTATCCCCTATAGATGAATCCTTCACCCTTGCCCGTCTCCACGTAGGTCGTTGGTTGAGCAACCGCTACCTTAATGAAGTCGGTGTCAAGGAAGTAGATCCCACCTATAGTCGAATAGTTGAATACGTCAATGCTCGGTATGATGGGTATTCCAAAGTAGGTCGCGACTAAGAAGCCTGCCTCTACACCCGGAGCCGGTCCACGCACGCCGCCGTAGGTAGGGACTACCCTAGCGGTGTCCATGAATCGTCTTTCGGCTTCGAGGAGTTGCTGCCATCGCATCATCGAGTTGGTCTTGGTAAGAATAACCTTGGGCAGGCCGCCATTGTCCCAGACGTTCTGGAGAACAGTGTCAATCAGGGACAGGCTTAAATCCCTATCCGTATTGTCGTTCTCGCTGACATAAGCGTCGTGGGTTGTGACTGAATCACGGTCTAGACCGTAGATGTCTGCATCGCTCGCATCTAGTCTTCCAGAGTCGACTTCAAGGCTTGAACCGACTACACGGTCCAAAGACTCGATATTGTTTCCGGCCGCAGTGTCAGAATCCGCAACCAGCATCTTGTTGATACAGGAGGCGTGTTCCTTCCCAATTTCCTCTCGGTAGATCGGGAACAGGTCTATCGCATCGTCGGCTGAGCTTAGAAATTCCGCTAGTTCCGTTATGTCGAAGGTGTGGCTGACCAGTTTAGGCGCGGCCTTTACTTCAGCAAAAGTGAGAGTCACAGACGCTGGAATTGCTCCACCCTCTGAACCTTCAGCTATGCCTCCACCCGATTCGTGAGCTCGAGCGGTTAGTATGCGCCAGCCTGTCTTGCCCCACGGTTCCTTCGGTAGGATAGCGAATGCGTTTGCCTCTAGGTTCAGCCATGACCAGACCTTAGCGCCAAAGATTGGTTCCCAGATCGTTCTAGACCCAGCAGCGACTGCCGCATCCGATATCTGGGTTGCGGTCTTCAACAGTCTCTTTCTAGGACCGTAGAACTTAGCTAGGAATTCTTCCATTGTTTCTGACATATCTAAGACCCCAGTCTTTTCGCCAGTGCTTCGACTTCTCTAAAAGACAACTTGCCTAGTGCTTCTGGAGAAATGTCGACTTCGGATTCCTTCTCAGGACCCACAGCCTTAGCGCGCTTCTCAATCGGTTCTTCAACCAGACGTTTCGAAATTGCTTTCTCAACAACATCCGGTATATTGGCCGACTTGATTGCGTCCTCGATCATGTTCTTGAACTTCTCTTCGTCCTTGCCGTAAGGATACTTCTCCGGTTCAGCCTTTTCCTCTTCCTTCGGTTTCTCTTCCTCAGGCGGTTTCGGATAGGCTTCAGCCTTCGTCTTCTCCTTCGGCTTTTCCTCTTCCGGCTTAACCTCTTCAGGCTTAGCCGCTGATCGGATTATGGCATCTGCAAGCTTGTCAATCTTTGCTCCCAGTTCAATAGCCCAATGAGGAGCGGCTTCAGCCTTTTCCTCTTTAGGATATTTCTCTGGTTCCTCACATGCTTTCTTTTTCGGTTCCTCTTCCTTAGGTTTTTCCGGTTCTTTAATTTCTGGCATCTTTCTTTCCTTCCTCTTACAAGGATATAGTTTCTCGGTTAAGAGATAACTTTGAAATTGCCTCATCAAGATGAGATATGGATTTTCTCATTATCCTACTTGAATTAACCTTGTCTATCGCCTCATCTAGTTTCTCTACTGAAACTAGAATGGGACACTCGAATTTTTCCTTCTTTGTCCCAACAGCCACTAATTTCTTAGCAGCGTCGCCAAGCCAGTTAATCAAAAGACCAGCTTGACCCGGATTAAGTTTGAATTCCTCTACGAGCTTATCATTGAGGGAGTTCTTAGTCTTTTCCCCTCCGGTGTAGGTCATGTCCCTTTTATGAGGTGTGGACCTTAAGAGGACAAGGTCAAATAAATCATAGTGATCGGTAAAGGGTCCTAGACCTTCCGGTTCGTGAATGACATGTAGACTCTTCCAAAGGTCTTCTTTCCCTTTTCTCCTCAGCTCATTAAAGATCCGGGTTTGAATTGCCCGGTCAACAAATGAACCTTCAGAAGCGGTTATGATCAGGTCGAAATCGTGACCTTCTCCTAATTCGGCTACTGAACCTGCGACCTTGGCTACTCCCGGACTGATGATTAGATCAGGAAGGGCTTCAGTCAATTCCGCCAATTTTCTCAGCCTGTCCGACTTGACTATAGTAAAGACGGAAGGTTGATTGGCCGGACGGTCCACAACCGCTATTTCGTGTAATTCCATCTTGTCTATCCTAGTGTAGCATTTCCCTTCACAGATGATAGAAGAAGCTAGGGCTTCCCCTCCTATGCTGAACCCGGTAAGTTTATTATCCTTGATAAGTTCAATCGTCTGCAACCCCTTCTCGATATCGTTCCTGACTTCGGCTACGATAAAGAGACCGGTGTCGTCGACTTCGCTCTTCCAGACCTGACCCTTAGAATCCTTATACTCGTCTAGGATCCTAATGACAGGAATGTTAGAATGCATGAGTGACCCGGTAGCAAAATACTTATTAGCCTTGAACTTTACCCATGCCTCCTTTAGAACCGGTATGGGTATAAGTTCGTTCTGGCTGTCGATGACCTCTACGGAAGCATAACCAGCGATAATGATTTTTCCTTCTTCTTCCATCTTCTTAGAAATGGGAAAAGTGAATGACCAAGGTGTACGAGCGAGAGGTTGAGGTAGAGCATCTAAGAGTGACTGGACGAGAGGGTGCTTGTATATTTCCAACTCAGACTCAAGACCGGGTTG